AGCACTATAAGACATTTAGGAAGAGAATAGAACATATTAAAAATAAGGATGGGGTGGATTGTATTCTCATAATTAAAGGAAAAGAAACTACGCCCCTGCTCACAAAAATTAAGCGGTTCTTCAAGAGACCTAAACATCAGTTTATCATGGTTGATACAAAGATACTAGAAGAAGCAATACACAGACCTATTAATTATGGTGTAGAAAATAGATTAATATAAAATAAATAAGAGAGATTTAATGGCAGAAAAAGAGTATAAAGATAAAGTTACATGTTTCATTAACCTGTACACAAATAGACCACTTGGAGAAGATGGAAAACCTATTTCTAATGGTGAATGTGCAGCTAGAGCAGGTTGGGCTAGGAGTAGATGCTACAAAACTGCATCGGAATTATTAAACAAACCAGATATTCAAAAGAAGATCAGAGAATTACAACAGGTAGAGCAGGTCGAGGCTACCACAGGTGAAGATACTATTAAGTCTATTTTAGAAGGAAATATTAGGACAGCTCTCAAGGAATTGAGAACTAAACCAGATAAATTTTATAAAGCTTATATAGACTTTAAGAAATATGAAGAAGAGGATTTAGGCGAATATAATGGACTTAGTGTTAGAGAGCTTATATCAGAAATCGATAAAGAGTCTACGAAGGCTGAAGAACTTAAACAAAGAGTTAGAACAGAGATTAGAGAAGAAGAAATGTCTCAATGATTACATCTACTTTTGTCAAAGCGTACTAGAGTACAGAGACGTTAAAGAAGATGTACATCTTGAGATTGGGTACAAACTAACTCACTACTTCAATCGAGGACTGATAACAATACCACGTAAACACCTCAAGACCACAATGTTGGTAGCATGGATGTTATGGATGTGGGCCAGAAACCCAAATCTCCGTATAGGTATTGGATCTGCTACAGGGAAGCATGGGGAAGATGTTATCTCAGAACTACAGTCTCACATTATGAGTAATGAGAGATTTCGATGGTTATTTGGTGATTGGTACTGTAAGGGTGGTTGGACCAAAAAAGGGTTCAATCTAGGTACCAGAACAGCCCATTACAAGAATAACTCATGTGAGACCTTTTCAGTTGGTAAAGATGTAACTGGTGCTCACTATGATATAATTGTACTTGATGATGTAGCTATCCGAGACAATTCAGAAACAGCTACAATGAGAGAGAAACAAATTAAACTTTATAAGGATTGTTTGGATCTTGTTGTTAATGACCAAGAGAAACCATTTTTAGATAAACAGGACCGAAAAGGTGTTATTGTAGTTTTTGGAACAAGATGGCATTTTGGAGATATATATAATTACCTGAGATCAATAGCTAACCGATCACTTGATTTTTTAATAGATTGGCCATTGATGAGAAATCCTGAGATAGAAGAAGCTGATCCAGAGAGATGGCGTTCAAGGATTAAAGAATTACTTAAACATCCTAAGACAGTTTTATTGGCTCCAGGAATGTTTGACATTAAATATGCTAAAGATACATTTGCAGAAAAAGGAACCTTTGAGTTCTCTTGTCAACAAATGAACTATCCTACCTCAGATGAGGGTGCAACATTTAAAGCTGAGGATCTTTGTTTTATGAAGATGGCAGATGTACCAGGGAATTTGAAGATACTTATTGTTGTGGATACAGCTGGAGATAAGTCTACTTATGAAAGAGCGGATGATTGGGCTTCATTAGTAGTTGGAGTAGAGCCAGCAGTTATTGGTGGAGTTCCTACAAGTAGACTATATATTTTAGATGTGGTAGCAAAAAGTAATATTTCTAGTAATGAGTTTTTAGGTATCATATCACAGCAAGCATTATTACATGGTCCACATAGAGTAGGGATAGAGAAGAATTTTAGTCAAACATATATAAATATTTTAAGGGAACAATATCCACATCTTAGAAATAAGATTGTTTCAATCTTAGCCACTAGGAATAAGCACCTTAAAATTCTAGGTTTACAGCCCTATGTAGAAAATGGCAATTTAATTATAGTGGAAGATGATGATGCAAAAGAAGTTCCTTTTATTGGTAGAACATTAAAACTATCTGAAGGAAAAGAGAAGTTAGTTAATCAACTAACAGATTATGGTAACACAGATCATGAAGATTGTATAGATGCTTTATCAAATATATTAGAGTTACTCAAACCACCAAAGAAAAGGGTGGAACAGAAATATAGATGGGATGCAGCAAATCCTAAAACGGGGTACTAAAATGTTAGAGAAAAAAGAAGATGATACTATATCAGTAATAGCACTAGGACCAGAAGAAAGAAAAATCCTAGAGTCAGTAGCGGACTATCTAATGCCATATCGAGACAAGCATACTCTGTGTAAAGCAATTAGATACAAGTTAGATTTTCCAAAAGCAGAGACAAGTATAGAACTTTGTTTAAATTAAGGAGAGAAGAATGAATCAGCAAGAAATGAATATGGTGAATAAGATCATAGAACTTAAAAATAGTTCTTCTACCAATCGTAGAGATATGGAACAACGATTTAAGAAATACTACCAGATGTTTAATGGTATTCTCTCAGACTCAGACACCTATCCGTGGAGATCCAAACTTTATATGAAAGAGACCTATAAAGTAATAGATACTGTACTCCCAATGTATTTAGAAATGTTATTTATGAAAGGTGATCCATTTGCTACAAAAGGTGTAGACACAATTCTTGATAAGTCACAATCTAAAGTTATAAATAAACTAATTAAAGTTTATATTCAAAAGATGGAATTATATCCAGAGATGGATGATTTTACAACTGAACTACTTGTTACGGGTACAGCTTTTGGTAAAATGTATTGGACTAAAGAAACTAGAGATATTGAAGTTGACAGAGAAGTAGATGTCCCGAATAAATTTGATGTGTTAGGAATGAGCTTCTCTCTAGGTTCAACTAAAGAGACACAAAGAGCAACAATCGAAAGAGTGACTAAAGATAGTCCAACTTTCGATTTTATTTCATATAAGGATATTTTCTATTCTCCTTATGCTACTTCATTAAAGAAAAGTTGGGTTATACATAGAACTTGGAAAAGTTTAGATAGACTCAAAGAAGAAGATAAAAAGGCAATAGAGATTACAGGTGAGAAAAAGTACAAGAATTTAAAAGAATTGGATATGTATAAACCTACTGGGGATAGCAAATCTGGAGACCAACAACAGCAAATTACCAGAGCTGAGAAAGATAAATTAGGTTTAAACACAGGTGGTAAATCTTCAGACCTACCTTATATTAATATAAAACTAGACCTAAATGAAAATAATGAACTGGAGATACTAGAATTTTGGACTACAAGTGGATCTAAGGTTTACACAGTAGCAGGTGGACAAGTTCTTATTCGAGAAATGGTTAATCCTTTTGAACATGGAGAAAAACCTTTCCTGTATAGCAACTACAAAAAAAGACCTGGTGAAATTCAAGGTATTGGTATTTGTGAATTAACAGAAGATGGACAAGACTTTCTAAATACTTCAACAAATCAAGCTGTAGATTCTAACACAATGGTAAATAATTTAATGTTGATAGCAGCTAGAGATGCTGGAGTAAACCTAGATGAGACTAAAGCTAGACCAGGTGGAGTAGTTTTTGTAGATGTAGAGCCAAATGAAAAGGTAACAGATAAAGTACAACAACTTAAATTTTCTAAGGTTGATACAACTATGGAAATTGAAATGGCTAGACGTGAGATCCATGAAGTATCTGGTGCGAATAAGATTATGCAAGGTACCTATGAATCTGGGGCAGTTAGAAATACTTCTCAAACTAGATTACTTATGGCAGCTGGCAATAAGAAGTTTCTAGGTAAGATAGTTACATTTGAGAATATGTTCTTAAAGAATTTTGTTAGGATGCTTTATAGTTTGATAAGACAATATATGACTGCAGATCAAGTTGTAGAAATATTGGGAGATAAAGGACAACAGTATGTCAAAGTTACACCTAAAGATATTGCTTTAGATCTTGACTTTGTAGCAGTTGGAGCAAGACAGTTAGATGAAATGGAACAACTATCACATCAACTTAATAATTTCTTAGCTGTAGTGTCTAAGATACCAATGGCTACAGCAATAGTTAAGTTCAAAGAATTGATTAGAAAAATAGCTGAGAATCTGTTAGGTGAGGATATGGCATCAGATGTTGTCTTGACTGAAAAAGAATCTGAGAAAATGATGAAACAAATGTTACAGGCACAACAACAGATGGGGGGTCAAGGTAGTGCTGGTGGCAATACTCAACCTAACACAGGTGGAGCAACTGAACCAAGTCAACCTAATATGGGTGGTGGAATTCAATAGTGACTGATAATGAATTTCAACTACCAGGATTTTTGTCTGATCCTACAGAAGCTTCTGTAGACCTCATAAAAGTAAGAATGGAAGATTATAATTCATTGTTAGACTCATATGGTGGAGAAGAAGGGTTACAGAATAAATTTTCTGAGACAATAGATAAAATTAAAGACTATAATAATTTTGCTCTCTATGGTGATAAGTTAAGTGGAAAATTAAAAGTTATAATGGATCAGGCAATGGATGAACAAAATACTTGGACTTGGGAACAGTGGAATGAACCAGGTAAACAAGCACAATTAGATGATTGGTTGGCGAGAAACCAATCTACAGTATTTAAGGAGTATTTAACAGAACTATACTTTCCAGGACAAGAAAATAATTCAGTTATTAAAGGTGTAATAGATGACATGTTTGAAAGTACAAATATACATGATTTTTATATGTCACAATATCAACAACAAGGAATAGAAATAACAAATGAAGAACAAGAAGCGCAAGAAAAACAGACGACATTTTTTGATGTATTTAGTGGCAAACTAGCAGAAGTTGGTCCAGGAATAATATTATCTGTGGCTTTAGGTGGAGTTATTGGTGCAAACTTTGATTGGACTAAGGCATTAGCAGCATTACTTGGTGGGCAACAAGGTCCAGATATGGCTGATAACTTTAGTGATATAGGTTACCAAGATGACAATTCATTTTTTTATGGTGATGGTGGAACAACTATCTATTATGATCCAAGTACAGGAAAATTTTCTGACGAACCCTTTACAGATCCAGATACTATACCCGATCCAGGAGCAAATATAGATTTTCCCGATCTAGTAAAAGATGTAGACACATCTGACACCAATTTTGAAAACTATACAGGTGATACAGGATTTACAGGAGATATTACAAGCTATGGAGATTTACAAGCTTCTCAAGCAGCAGACTATAACCAATTAAGTGCTAAACTAGGTAAAGTTGCACCAGAAATATCTGAAATGGAAGATATAAAACCAAAGAAATCAATATCAGCAATGAGAAATTGGGTAAGGAAATTACCTGAAATGCCTGATATGGTAGAATATTTAAACCCACAAATATAGGAGATTTATGAAGTATATAACAAATAATATAGATGAACTACAGGGTAGTTACATAGGCATTAAAGGGACTTTAGCATATAAAGATATAATGAAATTCTTAGGAGATGAAAAGTTAAAGGCCATGTTAATTTTAAGAAAAGAAGATAATGCAGAAGCTAGGGGAATTTGGCAACTAGTGGATAAGTTTATTGAAAGAGTGAAAGTTTTAAATCAGGAGGTGGAGCGAAAACAAAAGCGAAAAGGTCAAGAATAAAAACATCTTAGTATAATAAAAAATAAAGGAGTATTATTATGAGTGAACCAAACGAACAAAAGGACCTTCCTACAGAGGAAACAACTCCAGTAGTTCCAGATGCCACTCTTGAGTCAAAAGATCAGCCAGCAGAGGAAGTCAAACCTGTAGTACCTGACCTAAATGAAATTCAAGAAAAGCTTAGTGAAGCGGAGGCCCAAAAGAAACGCTATCTGGAACAGTTACATGGGAAAGATCAGCTAATCGAAACTTTGAGGGCTAATAAACTCAAGGAGTATTTTCAGCCACAGAAAGTTAGTGAACCTGTTGATACAGAAGATGAGTATGAAGATGAAGTGAGAGTACAACAACCAAAACCTGCTATGCAGCAAAATAATAATGTGAACTTTGCACAACAACTTTTAATTGATAATGCCATAACGATGAATGAATATAAAATGCAAAAGAAATACGGATCTGATAAGTACTTACCATATAGTGATGCGGTACAGAAGGAAGTAGATGCAGAATTAGATTCAATAGATCCAACTGGTATAGCGAGATTAAGATTTGATGTTATAGACACAGCTTATGACAGAGTTCGTAGTAGGAAACTAGAGGAAATTGTACTAAAAGCAACGAAAGATACTGAGGCTAAAAAGCAAAAAGAAATTAAGGCAATAACAGCCAAAGAACGTACCAAATCAGTTGCAACCGTAGAATCATCAACTAAGTCAGAAGAAGGACATACGGCTCCAGCAATAGAAGATGTAATTTCAGGTAAAGTTAAAATGTCGTCCAAAGAAATGGTTAAGACATATCCTGAATATTTCGGACCCAATACAAAAAAACTTTATGGTGTTGAGTAAAAAATAAATAAGTAAAGGAAGTGAGGAACAATGGCTGGTTCAGCGACAAGTGACAATACATCGGGTTTACTCGGTGCTTTTCACGATAAGCGAATACTAGAAGTATTAGAAGATAATGTAGTATATTATCAATTAGCCGATATGCGTCCTCTAGCTACTCAGAATGGTAATACGATCACGTTTCATACCATCTCTAAACTAGCAAGAGGCTCAAGCCTAACTCAAGGTACTCAGCCAGCAGGGCAGTTTATGACTGCATCTACTAAAACGGCTACTATCCAACAGTTTGGTGATGTCACAAGTTATACAGATGTAATGGCCAAGACTTCAGTTGCCGACATGAGAATGTTAGCAGTTGAAAGATTAGGTGCTGCTGCTGCGATAACGATTGATACATATGTACAAGATAGATTATATAGTGAGTTTACACAAGACTATAGTGGAAATGCTGCATTTCATGCAGGTCCATTAGCCACCAACTTATATCATAGACCTATTACAACTTGGTATAATGGTATACTAGGTGGACTATCTGCATTTTTCTTGTCAGCAGATTGTACTAAAGTAACTGTAGCGAACTTTTCAGCATTCTATTCAACAGATGCAGAAAATGCAGATACAGACTATGCTACTCGTACAGATCCAAATGCACAAAAAATGAATCTTAAAAAAATTCGTAAATTGGTTGTGGATCTAAAAGAAGCGGATGTACGTCCGTATAGCGGTGGATTATATGCTTTGGTTGTAAGACCTAAAGTAGTTAATTCTATCCATGAAGATCCAGAATGGAAAGAGTGGAATCGTTATAACAATGCCGAAAAAATGTTCAAACATGAAGTAGGTAATGTTGAAGGATGTAGAATAATCGAGTGTACAAACAACTTGAGTTTTACACACACAATGGCAGATGGTACAGAGGTACCTGCTATTACTGCTTATCTAAGTACTATCTTAGGTGCGCAAGCATTCTCTATTACAGAGTTTGCAGGAGATACTGGAATTAAAACTTATGTAGTTCCTTTTGGCACAAGTGATGCATCTAATGTATTACAGCAAAATGAATTTGTAGGTTATAAATGGACTGGTGTCTGTAAAGTCCTTGATTCAACTCAAGGTGCAGGTTTGATAACTTTTAACGGTTAGACAAACTAGGTGGGGTGGAGCCTTAATTGGCTCCGTCCTTCCGTTTAAGCAGGAGGAATAGTATGAATGTGTTTATAACTGGAATTAAAGGATTTATGGGATCTCACCTATCACATTACCTAAAAAATAATGGTCATGTAGTAAGTGGTATTGATAATGATTTTCATAGTTGTCAGCTTAAACCAGCAGGATTAGTTGAGTTTTGTGATATTAGAGACTTAGAGAATATGAGAACTAAGATTAATATTGCTAAACCAGATGTAGTGATCCATCTTGCAGCTCAGATTCATGTAGACTATTCTATAGAGAATCCACAAGAGACTATTGATGTAAATGTTAAGGGTACAGCCAACATATTAGAGATATGTAAAGAGTTTGGAATTAAATGTATTATAGCATCTACCTCAGAAGTTTATGGTAGTTCACAAAGTAAGTATATGAATGAACAGCATCAATTAGATTGTCAGTCTCCTTATGGAGCATCTAAAGTTGCAGCTGATAGATTAGCTAAGAGTTATATTGATACATATGGTATGGACATAATTATAATTAGAAATTTCAATGCTTTTGGACCATATCAAAATGATGGTAGTTATGGTAGTGTAATTGCAAAGTTTACTAAAGCAGCCTTAAATAACCAGGACATAAAGATCTTTGGATCTGGATTACAAAGTAGAGATTATATGTATATTGATGATATTGTTCAAGCATATACATTTGCTATTCAAACTCTACTTCCTGGAGTGTACAATTTTGGAACAGCTACTACAAAGACAGTTAATTATATTGCAAAAAAGATTGTTGCTATTACAGGATCACAGTCTAAGATTATACATGCAGCACCAAGATCAGGGGAAGTTCAGAGACTTTGTTGTGACATTACTAAAGTCAAACAATATGGATTTGAACCTCTTACAAGATTTAATAGAGATTTAAAAATATATGTGGAGTGGTATAAACAATGGATGAAATAGTACAAGGACCAGAAGTAGCTTCAACTGGAGACGCTTATGCTGGAGATGCTTTATTGGCAACAGCAGGACTACACTATGAAATAGACACAATTGGATCAAATTTAGTAGGAACAAAATAAAAGGGGAAAAAGATGTCAGTAGATTTAAGCGCATTTGTAAAATCAATACAGAGAAAGTTGGGTGACACATCCACAGCTACAGAAAGTCTAATAGAGGATTTTGTAGGTGATAGGTTAGTTGACTATTTAACTAGATTTCAACCAATCGAAATGAGAGACCTAGTTGATTTTACCACTGTAGCTAGTACAAGAGCATACACTCTAACAGGATGGGGAGAGTATTCAACATCTGATATATATGCAATAAAGGAACCAACTCAAGGAATCACACTTAGAAAGATGGCTCTTAAAAGATATGAGGAATTGATAGCTTCTCCTTCAAGTGAAACTGGAGATCCAACACATTATATTCCAGTTACAGACACTAAGTTTTATCTGTATCCAGCACCTAATAGTGCTACAGTTTTATCTACCTACATAGTTAGAACACACGCTGCTATGACAGCAGATAGTAGTTATTTTGAACTTGCAGACCGAAATGTTAAGACTATTAAGTTTGGTGTGCTAGCAGATTTATATGCAGATAGAGATGATACACGTTCTGTTTATTATGAACGTAAGTATGAAAAAGGTTTGAAGGATGCTATGGCTAAAGAAAGACAAAATTTAAACGACAATGCTAGATTACTGCCAGGAAATTCAATAGAATAGGAGATACAGATGGGACGAACAGGACAAGAATATAAGTTTGCTGAACTCAGTGGACTTAATACTTTTATAGATAAGTTTGGTCTAACTAAGGGTGAGATGTATGAAGCCAATAATGTATTCCTAAAGAAATATGGTAAAAAACTTATTGCAAAAGGTAGACCTGGTTTAGCAACAGAAAGTGGAACATTAAAATCTGTAGATACCATTTCATTAGGATATGGAAATTTACCAGTATATGACAATAAAGATGATACAGATAGTCCAACTAGATTATTTTTACATGATGAAGATGGAGAGTTAAACACATTTAAGATGGGTTCACAAATCAGTACAAATGGAGTGTTAACTAATTTACCTACAATAGCAAATAGTGTAAGAAATACCAGTAAAACACTTACTTTTACAAATTTAAATGGGTATATCTATCTAACTTCACCAAAAGTTCCAAGAGATATTCAGCACTGTGAAGAAGTAACTACATTTACAGCTTATGGAGCAGAGGCAGGAGTTAGGGCATTAGACAATACGGAATTTACAGAGGGTTCAGGATCAATAAAAACTACCATAACTGACTCTAATGCAACAGAAAATGGCTTGTATTATACAGTAGGTTTTTATACAAATCATGCTGTTCATTTAGATGTGTATTTAAGTGATGTATCTAGTATTGCTAATATTAGAGTAAGATTATATAAAGATCTAACAGATACGGATGGGAGATATTGGGATTTTACATT